TATTAATACCGGGTAACAACTACACTAAACTATGCGAATACGAGAAACAAATAATCCGCCGTCGACCATCTCAAGTGTTAATGATATCACTTGGGGTCCCGCTTCCGCTTGGATAGGAGCTGGTATAGCTCCCTCCATCGATCCGCGAGATAGAGGCCCTTTTGTAGGCTTCTATGGTGGTATTGCTGATGTGGAACACGGACAAAAGGGTGATAACCCTTGTGTCCACTATGAAGTCACTATATCTGCAGACGCCTTGTCTACAGGTGTTGGAGCTTCATTGAACCATTACAACAGTACCACGCACTTATGGGAATCGGTCTTTTCTGGTACATTTCGTACCTTAGGACCGAATCACTACAGTGCGTTTCCGACGGGTTACGTGTCAAATCACCACAATGGCGTCGCTTTAGAACACTGGGACGTAAGTCCCAACCGTTCTGGCGAGGCCGTAACTGCGATGTGGCCGGAGATAAAAGCTCAGCTTTCAGTCATAAACTCTATATTAGAGTTGAAAGACTTCAAGCATCTGCCCAAGCTCCTAAAGCAAACGAAAGGCTCATTGAATTCTTTATTGAATTTTATGAAATGCCAAGGTTTGCTTGCCATGTTAAAACAGAAGAAGTTTAAAAAACTTACTCTGAAGCAGTTAGTTGAGGTGATAACGGGGCAGCATTTGAACTATATGTTCGCTGTTGCACCGTTAGTATCCGACCTGAACGCGATTCGTCGCGTCATCACCAAGGCAGACCAGCAGATTAATAATCTGTTAGAGCAGGAAGGTAAAGACCTAACCTCGCACTTCTCCGCGAACATCCCTTTGTCTCAATTTGAGCAAACGGGTGATTTTGGAGGGTCCTATTGGCAGGGGAGCAAGTGGTATCAGCATAAGATTCAAACCCTTATGCCTGAGGACGCAAAGTATACCGCTTTAATGCGGTACCAATACGTCCTTCCTAAGATGTTACGTGAGCATGCTCGCGTATTAGGTTGGCTTGATGCCTTTGGCATCAATTTCAACCCGGCCATCATATGGAATGCCATACCGTTCTCTTTTGTTGTTGACTGGATTTCCAACGTTGGAAAAGCAGTTGACAGCTATAAGGGATCGTTACTCGCTCCGATAGTAAGCATCGAAGGGTTCTGCCACAGCATCAGTTACCATTTGGAGGACGAAATCTGGATTTATCCATATCGTTCCCAAGTGATCGCTGGTGAGGCTGACTACGAATGGTCAGCTGCAGCTACCCTCTGGTCCCATCGTACGAGGCGCGTTTACGTGCGTCGTACTTCGGTCCCAGATCTGTTTACAACCATACACGGCGCCGAACTCTCCACAACGGAGATCACCCTAGCCGCTTCCCTTCTGGGAAGTATTTGGAGTGGCCGACCCTGACCTATTGTCTGGGTTGTTTCGGAGTTAATGCGTCATCATTCAATCAAGATTAAACACCTTGACCTTATTGATGACTAGTCGCAAACGTTTGTTTCTATGTTTACTGAAGAACTGACAATCGCCGATGCTGTTCCCGCCAACCACGTCTATTCAGTCGTGGTTTCCGGGGACTACAAGCGAATTCGCCGCGTGGCGAGTTCGAACTTGGATACGCCAGAGTTACTCACCATCTCACATCAAGTGGGCAAGGGCCAGGAAAGTTCCCGGTCTCTCGTCCGTTTCGACACTTCTGTCGAAGATGCTGGTGGTGTTAACGGTGTTATCAGCGTTCAATTGGTAGTGGTTATTCCACGTACCATCGCTGATCCCACGGCTGTGAAGAACGTAATCAAGCAGCTCCAGAACTTTCTGGCTACTTCGGGATATCAGGATAAGCTCATTAACCTCGAGTCTTAATTGACTCTTTGACTGAAAAGTCTTAGGTTTATGAAACTACCCTGTATTCCGCATACGTCCCTCACGACAAGGTTATATATCCTTGTCATCCTCGTAGTAATCCTAACCTGTTCACTGATCGCCTCTTGTGGTACCTTAAAAGGTCACTACAATGGGGAGAGAAATGAATGGGAATTGGAATACTACGGTAGCAATGGTACAAACGAATTTGGCCATTAGGCCTCTTAAGTTTGTATCTTCTTGTTGCATCACAAGGCGGCCTATGTTTGTAAAGACATAGGTCGCCCCTTGGTCAGTTCCGATTGTAGATATAGACTAGAAGTACATACCATTATGGCTGTACAGAATAGTCTAGTTATGACAAATGATGTCATCGCTACAATCGTAGCTGATGTCAGCGCTTGTTACCCAAGTCTGTTCCCGCCCCGTAGTTCAACGTTAACGATTCGAAAGATTCGTAAACGCCTTAATACGGAGGGTCTAGGTTTTATTACTAAAACCTTGCCACATCTCAGAAAAAGCCTAGATCAGGCTCTATCTGGTCAAGTTGCTCTGGACCCCCTTAGATTCGAAAGAATCCCAGGGACTCAACTGCCGAAATTATTCGGTGAGTTGTTCCAGCGTGTACTTGGTAATGATGGGTGGATCAGACCTGATCCATGTGTGACAAGCATCCGTTTGCTAAGACAGGTCCTAGACCTGTATTACAAATACGAGTTGCCTTATGACAAAAAGCTCGAAGAAAAAGTTGTTGTTGACTTTCAAAAAGTCGACAACGATCTCCCAGAGCCTCCTTCACTCGATGCAATCCTCCAGGCAGAGCCTGGCGGACTTTTACTCGACACTAGTAGCCACAAGCGATATGAGAGCCTCCACCCACAGCGACCTCCAGGGAAACCTGGGGACTGTGGACAACGTGGAGGACCTTGCAGCGCTGGTTGTAGAGATGAACTGGGAATCCTTCAAGGATACCTTAGCTACACCTCTTCATCCGGGTTACCAGAGGGATGCCAATGTGAGGATGTTCAAAGCACTAATGCAGCAGCAAGATCTTACGATCAAACTGATGCAGGAGATGCAGAGAACATTAAAGTTGTTGCGCGACGCCTTCTAAAAAGGTTGTTGTGCAACTTCGATCCTCACAGTATAACTCCTCGTCATGGTCCAGGTGTAGTTAGCACAGGCGAAAAGCCTTATGAGAAGATGCGGTTTCGTAGGTTCTTTAAGAACCTCGATTCCGTATATTCTTATAGTGAGTATTTTTACTCAAGCACAACACACCTATGTGACGAGATGAACGGTCTATTCCGCTTGGAAGACCAAATCTCGGGCAAGGCAAAAGTTTGCCTTGTTCCGAAAGACAGTCGAGGTCCGAGACTTATATCTTGCGAACCATTGGAAATCCAATGGATCCAACAAGGTTTGTCTCGTGCCCTAGTCCGTTACATTGAAGCTCACTCCCTCACACGGGGGTACGTGAACTTCACAGACCAGACGACTAACCAGAAGATTGCTCTTACGAGTAGTCGTACTGGTGAGATGGCGACCCTTGACCTTAAAGAGGCCTCGGATCGTGTCTCACTTCGGTTGGTCTGTGAGTTATTCCCAGAGCACTTAATACCTGCTCTGGTCGCAACTCGATCATCTCATACGCTTCTCCCTTCCGGAGAGTTGTTCCCACTCAAAAAGTTCGCGCCTATGGGAAGCAGTTTATGCTTTCCCATCATGGCGTTAACGATTTGGGCGGTTTCAACTGCGTGTTTGATGAGGACATACTCCACCTCTAACCCTACGGGGCTAAAAGGTGAGGTATACGTGTACGGTGACGACCTGATCATTAAAACAACTAACGTTGCTGACGTGATCAAGGCCTTGGAATCAGTTGACCTAAGAGTCAATAAAACCAAGTCCTTCTACACAGGGTTCTTTAGAGAATCCTGCGGAGTCGACGCTTATAAAGGCGTCGAAGTTCAACCTGTCCGTTTAAAGACAGTTTGGAGGTCGGACCGTGATGCCAGCACCTTCGTTTCGTGGGTGAGTTATTCGAACTCACTTTGGTTACGAGGTTTCCGTCTAACAGCAAATCAC